GGTTTGGGCTTCGCAAGATTTTCCTAGCTCTAGGGCATTCTGAGGCGGTCTGGCGGTGACGAGTTATGATGGGGGGTATGAGAGAGGTTTACGTCACTGGGGCGGAGTGTGCGAAGTTAGCAAGGGTCAGCGCGAGGACGGTGGAGCGGTGGGCTGCTTCTGGTTTGGTGGTGAAGGGGGAAGGTGGCTATGGTTTGCTATCAGTGCTTTTGGAAAGGCAATCTAGGCTGCTCAAGGAGTACGATCGCGTCAAGGAATCGGTTGATCAAAAAAAAGATAGGCTATATATCGCTAAGTGCAGGGAGATTGAGGCGAGGGCGAAAAAGCTTGAACTGGAGGTTGAGGCTTATGAGGGGACGATGGTGGACTTTGAAGAGATTCAGGGGAATTGGGATAATAGTACAATCCGCTTTCGCTCGAAGATGCTGGCTATTCCTTCCCGTGTGGCTTTAGAGCTTGAGAATAAACCTGCTGCAAGTATTAAGGGGAGGCTGACGGAGGCTATTGATGAGGCGTTGCTGGAGTTGAGCCGTGAAGAAAATTAAAGCTCTAAGTAGTTGCCAAGTCGCTCCTCCTCCTCGCTTAACGGTTTCGAGGTGGGCTGATGATTATCGCTCCTTATCTGCGGAGGGTAGTGCGGAGGCTGGGCGATGGAGGACTGACCGCGCTCCTTATCAGCGAGGGATTATGGATGTGTCGGGGGAGGACTTTCCTCTTACGGTTTTGATGTGTTCGGCTCAGGTTGGGAAGTCAGAATATATTTTAAATAAATTGGGCTATCACATTCATTTAGACCCATGCCCTATTTTGCAGTTGCAGCCTACTTTGGATATGGCTGAATCCTTCTCGAAGGAACGGCTTGCGCCAATGCTGCGAGATACGGTGGTTCTCAAGGACAAAATCAAGTCCGCGCGATCGCGTGACTCAAACAACACGCTTTTGCATAAGAACTATCCTGGGGGTCATGTGACTTTAGCTGGGGCAAATTCCCCAAGTTCCCTCGCTTCTCGACCAATTAGGATTGTGTTGGCAGATGAGATTGATAGATATCCTGCCAGTGCTGGAACTGAGGGCGACCCTGTAAAATTGGCATCAAAACGAACGGCTACTTTTTGGAATCGGCAAATTATCTTAGTTTCTACTCCTGGGGCTTTGGCAACTTCTCGAATTAATAAGGCTTGGCTGGAGAGTGACCAGAGGCGGTTTCTGTTGCCTTGTCCTCACTGTGGATTTAAGCAGCCGTTGGAGTGGGAGAGGATGAGTTATGAGGGGAAGGGGACGGATTTAGCGAAGCCTGAAGAAGTTGTTTGTAGATGCTTGGGTTGCGATCGCGCGATCGCGGAAGTAGAAAAAGCTGATATGTTGGGGCTGGGGGAGTGGGTTGCTACTGCTACTTCTAAGGGTGTGGCTGGGTTTCATATTAATGAACTTTATTCCCCTTGGCGGTCTTGGGCGGATGTTGCCCTTGACTATGAATCGGCAAGGAAAGACCCACAGCAGTATCAGGTATGGGTCAATACCAGTTTGGGATTGCCTTACGAGGGCAGTGAGGGGGATAAGCTTGATTGGGAGGCGTTGTTTGAAAGGTCGCTGCGTTCTGAGTATGAGGTTGGGGATATTCCTGAAGGGGTGCTAGTTCTCACGGCTGGGGTCGATGTTCAAATTGACCGAATTGAAATCTCTCTTTGGGGCTGGGGTGAGGGTGAGCAGAGTTGGTTAATTTCCCATGAAGTAGTTTTGGGAGATCCTATTCAAGATGTGGCTTGGCAGTTGGTAGAAAGTTTTCTCTCGAAGAAGTACAAGCACCCTCTGGGGTCTGAGATTAGGTGCAGTGCGACTTGCGTGGATACAGGGTCTTTTACCCAAGATGTTTATCCCCAGGTGCGGAAAAGAAAAAGTAAGGGTTGGTATGGGATTAAGGGGAAGGGAGGCGATCGCGCGTTGGTGTCTCGCCCAAGTTGGCAGGAGGTTAATTATAATGGTCGCGTTTTAAAGCGAGGGATTCAGCTTTATACTTTGGGGGTTGATAATGCCAAATCTGCTCTTTATTCCCGTTCCAAAATCCTGGATGTGGGGGCAAAATACATGAATCTTCCGAGTGATATTGGTGAGGAATGGTGTGAGGGGTTTTGCTCTGAGGTGCAGGTCGTGAAGCATCGTAATGGGCAACCTTATCACCAATGGCAGAAGTTGCCAGGGATAAGAAATGAACCTCTAGATTGCTCTGTCTATGCCTATAGTGCTGCGGTTTTAGCTGGAATAACTCGGATTAATTGGGAAAATATGCGAGAAAGGCTTTCGGAAACCGTTGAAGATGTTCAGAAGAAGAAGGCGCGATCGCGTAAAGCTGCTTCTAATGGGGGGGGGAATTGGGTGAAGGGTTGGTAATGTGGTAATTAAATAATTATATAAAAAATAATGGAAATTAATTATATTTTTATGAGTACGCCGATATCTGATTTATGGGATATTCCCTTATTAATCCTTTATCCAATTAAGATAGAGGGGGAGCGGAGGAGGGGGTCAAATGAGCGAAAACAGCGAGCAGCAGCAATATTTTGGGGAATGGAAACGGGATGTAGAGACTAGGCTGCAAGCTCACGATACCCAGCTGCAAATAAGTCGAGATTTCATGCTTGAGAATCGGACTCGCGAGGAGTTTTCCGTGAAGGGTTTGGCACGGATAGACGATCATGTAATGAGCAATTATGATCGGGTGAACAAGTTGGAGAGAAAGATTGAGCATTTGGAAGCTCAGGTTCAGGTGGTTGCTCCTATTATTGCTTTTATCGCTTCGGTCTTGGTTACTGTTGGGATGTCTCTTTTTCGTTGAATACCTTAGTCAAATTTTTGACTAAGGTTGTTTTCTTTTTTGTGGCGCGATCGTCATTAGTTTTGTTTTTTGCAGCTAACTAATCTAGAATTGGTATTAGGATAATTGGCTTGCAATTTTTGATTAATATTCCGAAACAGATTACATCAGGAGATAAAATAACTTGGCTCGACTCAGGATTATTTAGCAGTGAGCCAAGGATTTCTTATGATCCTGATTTCTATTATCTCAGGTTTTTTATTCGGGGGATAAATCAGCTTGATGTTCTCGCTGCTGCATCAGGGAATAGTTGGCTTTCTACCATCACGGCTGCTGAATCGGCAGCCCTAACCCCTGGTGAATATTGGGTGCAGGTTGCTATTGAGGAAATTGCATCAGGCGATCGCGCGACCCTGGGAAGCTTCCAGATTAAGGTGGTAGAAAATCTCGCCTTAGTTGTGGGGGGATATGATGGTCGCTCAAATGCTCAGAAGGAGTTGGCTTTAGCTGAGAAGGCTATTGCGGATATTGTCTCCGCTGGAGTTTCGAGTTATTCAATTAAGGGGCGGTCTGCTCAGTATCAGGATTTAGGGGCATTGACAAAACTGAGAGACGAGTTGCGGATGAGGGTTTCGCGCGAACGTAACCCCAGCCGAAATATAGGAATTAAATTTGGAGGTGCAAGATGATCCATCTGATGTTGCAAGGTGTCCGAGCGCGGACTTGCAAAAAAGGCATTGCTTGTGGTGGTAGTTGTATTTCTAAAGCGAAGAAGTGCAGGAAAACAATGTCCGCAGGACAAAAAAATAAAGCGGAAAAGTTGAAGTCTCAACTCGGTGGAGCAGCGGAAGGAGGAAGCCCAGCAGGGAAAAAGAACACGGCTAAAGAAATAAAGGATCGACTCGATTCTGCTACAAAAGAGGCTGGGGGTGGTGGTTTCAAGCAGGAGATCGGAACTATAAAGACGGGTTATGTTTCGGAGATAAAAATCCTTGAGGACGTGGATGAGTCCAAGGTAAAAAGCGCAATGGATTCGTTCAAGACTTCTAAGACGAATTTTGTGCCTGTCATTATTGTTCAGACGGGGGATGACAGTTGGGCTAGTATCGGGAACGGACACATTGCAGAGGCTGCCAAACGCCTGGGCATTGAGAAGGTAAATAGCATCATCGCAGATGGCTCGGAAGCAAGTATTTCAAGCGTTTTGCAGATGAGCCAATAGCAGAGGAAAAATGAATCTATTCACTAAAGCCTGGAAACTGCTTACTACGGATATTAGGGAGCTTGGCAAAAAGCCAACCCCAACACCTCAAAAACGTGCCTATGCTGGGGCGCGGAGGGATCGGTTGACCGCAGATTGGAAGGCTTTTAATACTTCTGCTGATTCGGAAATTCATACAGCGTTGGCAACTTTGAGGGCGCGATCGCGCGAGTTGGTGCGGAATGACGATTATGCCAGGGGCGCAGTAGCCACAATTGTGCGGAATGTCATCGGCAATGGAATTCCGTTCCAAGCAAAGGTACATAAAATTAGGGGGGAAGGCTTTGACGACCTCAAAAATACTGCTATTGAAGAAGCCTTTAAGGAGTGGGCAAAGCCGAAAAACTGCGATGTTAGCGGTAGGCTGAGTTTCTTTCAGCTTCAACAGCTTGCTATGCGCAGCATGATTGAAAGCGGAGAGGTCTTTATCCGCAAAGTGTATCAGCCTTTTGGGGATTCTAAAATCCCTTTTGCTTTAGAGGTGGTGGAGGCTGACCAGTGTGCAGAGGATTATGGCTATGGAGCAGGGTTCAGTTATGGTGAAAATATTATTAGAATGGGGGTGGAGGTTGATCGTTGGAATCGACCGATGGGTTATTGGCTCTATGATTACCATCCTGGTGATTATCTTTTTGGTCACAGGAATACTAATACTATGGGTGCTAATCGAAATCCTTACGACCTCAACCGCGTTGGAGCAGATGAAATCATCCACCTTTTTGTCATCGAAAGACCAGGACAGACCAGGGGAGTACCTTGGCTCTATTCGAGTTTGCAGAGATTGCGGAACTTGTCGGGCTATGAAGAGGCTGAACTTGTAGCGAGTCGTGCTGCTGCTTCGGTGATGGGGTTTCGGGTAACGAAAGATGCTGATTTGATGGAAAGTGATGAATATGGCAACCCTATTGAAACTTTCGAGCCTGGGACAATCCGAGAGCTTGCCCCAGGGGAAGAATTTGTTGGCTTTGACCCCAAGCGACCTAACCAAGGTTTAGAGGCGTTCATCCGTCACAATTTAAGGGGGACGGCTGCTGGGATTGGGATTGATTTCGAGTCTTTGAGTCGGGATTTTAGCCAAAGTAATTACAGCAGTTCTCGCCTTGCACTATTGCAGGTTCATGAAACCTATCGAAATTTGCAGGGGCTATTTATCGAGTCTTTTTGTCAGCCTATTTATGAGGATTGGCTGCGCATGGCGGTAATAAGTAATGCTATCAAGATGCCAGATTACGAACTCAATAAACGCCGATACAATAGTCCCAACTGGCAAGCGAAAGGATGGGCATGGATTGACCCAAGTAAGGACATTGCTGCTGCGAAGGACGCTATAGCAAGCGGGCAAACAACCCTAACTAGGGAATTAGCCAAGCGAGGTCTGGACATTGAGGAAATCTTGCAGGAGCGCAAGCGAGAGTTGGATTTGGCTAGGGAGTTGGGCGTTTCCCTGGGAGAAGACGGGGGAGGTGGGGGTCTTCCATCATCACAAACCGTTGCAGGATTAACACCAGTTGGGGGAACTACAGAATGAATATACACCCTAGAATGACTTTGCTTCGGGCTAGGAATTGCAAGAAGGGGATTGCTTGCGGTGGTGCTTGTATATCTAAGAATAAGTCATGTAAGAAAGCAGCTTCCCCTGGGCAAAAGGAGAAGATAAAAAAACTCAAAACAAGTATTGGGGGTGGTGAGAAAAAGCCCAACCCACCAAAAGAGGAGGTCCCCAAGGAAACACCTCCATAAAAGAAAAAACCAACCCTACCAAAAGAGGTAAAAAGAAAAGAGACCACTGTAATGGGAACGCCAGCGGTGCAATATTCTTTCAAGGTTGGAAAAGATAATTTCACCATGAATTACATTCAACGAGGTGGCAATTCTAGTGAGGTAGAATTCGAGGTAAATGGTAGTTTTGAGATGAATCCCAAGGCGACTCAAAAGGATAGAAATAAAGCAGCTATTAAACTCGCTAAGTTAATTAAATACGATGCCTCAACAAGACCAGATGGATATGAGTACAAGTCAAAAGCTTACGCTGGGGATGGCAAGGGGAACAAGCGAAGCGTTGCTTATATGAAGATGGGCTTTACCCGTCCGTTAATGGGTGAGGCTGGTGAGGTGCAACATTCTGTTGTGAGAGACGGTAAAACTCGCCCAAACTATAAGGAGTTACAAAAAGGAGAAAAGGTTAAGACGAAGAAAGCTAGAAAAGAATTAACTCAAAACTTGAGAAACCTGCAAAAATGGAGGGATGAAATCTAATGATAAATGACGATATAGATAAATATTTTGAATTATTAAACTCTGACGCTGACGAAGAAGAAATTGAGCAAGAAATGGAAAAATTAGACCTTCCTGGCGGATTGTCGCCTGACCTTTTTCTGTCTATACAAAATCAAGAGGGGGAAGATAGCAATGAATGATAATCAAGCTTTAGCTTTAGAAATTATTAAAGAAACTTACACCAGTGACATTTCTGCGATTGGCGAACCAGCACTAAATGAAGCTGGCGCGATCGTTGTTCAGTTTTAGGATGATATGAAGGTGCTGGAAGCCTTGATTACAGATACTGATATTGAGATTGGGTTACTGAATTCTGACGATATTGAGGGGGATGAGGGATGAAAAATCTCCACCCTAGATTAGCAGAGGTAAGAGCTAGGAATTGCAAAAAAGGCATCGCTTGCGGTGGTAGTTGTATTTCTAAAAATAAAACCTGCAAAAAATCCCAGAGTGCTGGACAAAAAGAAAAGTCGCAGCAGCTTAGGGCTAATTTAGGAGGGGGTGAAACGGAAGGCAAGCCGACTCAGTCGCCTAGCGTTGCTGATGAACCTAAGCCAGAAAAACAAAAATCTTTGCAAGCTAACCTAACTTCTGGGGCTGAGAAGCTTTTGGGCTTTGGTGATGATACGGAAATGCTTTCTGAGGGGGGAGGGTTGGAACTCCTTGATACAGGGGAGCTTGTCAGCTTCGCCTCTCAGCTTTCAAGTCAGGCGGAAAACAATGCAGGAACAACCAGTAATTTTAATTCCCTGAAGGCTTTACAAGAGTCAGCAAAAAAAATAAAGTCGTCTGGGGATTTTATGGAAGCTCTTTCTTCTGGGGCTGGGATGGCGGACTTTACCCCAGAGGAACTTGTCTTTGTCCAGGGGCAAGTAATAAGTCAGTTATTATCAAAGATGGGGGTTAAGTGATGAAGGAAAAGTTCAAGCTGCGAGACACGGAAATCGACCGCCAACAGTCGCGACAGATTCAGACTGATTATTGGAGTTTGCGCCAGGATACTGATGATGAGCGCATTCTTGAATTTCCCGTTTCCTCAGAGTATCCAGTCGAAAGGCTGTGGGGCAGAGAAATCCTGAGCCATTCACCAACCGCGATTGATTTGGCGCGGTTGAACGGGGGTGCAATGCTCTTGTTCAACCATGATCCTGATAAATATATTGGTAATATCAAGAGAGCTTTCTTGATAGGCAGTCGCCTTCATATTCGGGTTAAGTTTCTCGAAAATAAGTTGGCTGAACAAGTTTATCGGGATGTCAAGGAAGGGAATTTCTCCAACGTTTCAATTGGTTATGAAATTTTGGAGACTTTTCTACAGGAGGAAGAAAGGGGCAACCTCCCCACCTATTTGGTTAAGAGGTGGATGCCTGTTGAGGTGAGCATGGTAACTGTTCCTGCTGATTATACGGTGGGAGTGGGGCGGAGTAGGAATTTAGAAGTAGTAGAGGGGAAAATGAACAGAACAACAGTAGAAGTATTGCAAGAAGAACGCGATCGCGCCAAAGCGATCCGCAGTTTGGGCAAGGATCATCAGGTCAGCGGTGAGCATGTTGAGCGGTGGGTTGATAACGGTAGCACTATTGAGGAAGCGCGTGGCTTTGTCCTTCGGGAAATTCAATCTCGCGCCTCTCAGCAGCCTTTTGGCAAGCCTGACCCTAATGGGCTAGGGTTCAGCAATAAAGAGGGGCGCACTTATTCCATTGCCCGTGCAATCCAGGCAGTGATTAATAATGATTGGTCTAAGGCTGGGTTGGAGCTTGAAGCCTCTCGCGCCTTGGAGCAGAAGCGAGGAAAAGCACCCCGTAACGGTGGGTTTTACGTCCCGATGTACGACCTCAAAATGGGTCGGGCTTTGGAGTATCGCGCTCCCTATGCGGTCGGTGCAGCCCCCACGGGTGGGAATGTAGTTGATGAAGTGCTGATGGCAGATAACTTTATTGAGTATCTATACAATTCCTCTGCTATCCTGCCTTTGCTGCGGATGATGAGTGGGTTGCAGGGGGATATCGCGATCCCTCGCCAGAACAGCACAGCGACAACTTATTGGGTAGCGGAAGCGGAAAACTTAACTGAGAGTGAGGCAACTTTCGGGCAAATCACTATGACCCCTAAAACGGTTGGTGCTTTATCCCAATATTCTCGCTTGATGCTGCTTCAGTCTGAGATTGCGATTGAGCAATTTATCCGCCAGGATTTTGCTCGGATAATGGCTTTGGAACTTGACCGCGCTGCGATTGCTGGCTCTGGTACGCTAGGTCAACCAACGGGGATTCTGAATACTGCTGGTATTGGCTCTATATCCTTGGGAGCTAATGGGGGTCCAATCACCTGGGAAGCGATCGTCAATCTCATGCGTGAAGTTTCCGTTGACAATGCCTTAACCAGCGGGATGTATTATGTCACCAATCCTAAAGTCAAGAGTGAATTGCTAACCACGCCCCGACAGGCTTCTGGGGTTGAGGGGAACTTTATCATGACTGACAATGAGGCGTTGTGCGGATATCCTCTGGTAAGTTCCAACCAAGTCCCTGGAAATCTAACCAAGGGGACTGGAACAGGACTTAGTTCAATGCTGTTTGGGAATTTCCAAGACTTGCTAATGGGTGAGTGGGGCGTAATGGAGGTTTTGGCTAATCCTTATTCTGATGCGGTCTTCCGCAAGGGTTCGGTTGAGATTCGGGTTTTCCAAACCGTTGATATCGCGGTGCGTCATCCTGAGAGCTTCAGCGCGATCACCGATATCGTGACTGCTTAAGAGATAACTTATTAGGAGATTAAAAGGGAAGGAAAAATGAAGACAACTTATTTAGTCCGTGACGGCTTTCATATGCACAAGGCGCAATCGGTTCATCCAGGCGGTGAAGAGGTTGCCCTGACGGAGGAGGAAGCCAAGCTGTATCGGCACATGATAGAGCCAACGAAGAAAATAACTACTCGCAAAGGAGGTGAGGTCTAATGCCACACTATAAGGTTTTGGATTATAAGAGTTTGGATTATGCTCATTTTCACAATGGTCAGGTTTTGCAGCCTGGGGATATGGTGGAGTTGACGGAGGAGGTAGCGCAGCAGCATCAAGAGGTTTTGCAGTTGGTTGATAGTCCTGCTAATCCGATTATCAATCTGAATACGGCAACGGATTCTGAACTGCAAAACCTCCCTTATATTGGCAAGGTGAAGGCTGGGGAAATTATTGAGCTACGCCCTTGGGAAACTGTCAGCGATTTCCCCGAAATGGTCGGGCTGAGTGATGAGCAGTGGAATGATGTTGAGCCTTTAATTGAGGTGTAACCTATGAAGTTAGTCGAATCTGATATTTTTTTGAATGGGGTTTTTGACGAGGAGGGGATTTTGCGCCCATCCTCTGACGCGATCGCGCTAAGGGGAATATTCGATGAGGATAATGACCCCATGATGGAAACTGAGGGTAGAAGGCTAACTTTCCTGGTGCTTCGGACGGAGGTGGAAGCCAAGGCGATTCGTCGCGGTGACAATTTATCTGTGGGGGGAGTCGTTTATGAAATCGTTAATATCGAGTCGTTGATGGATGGTAGTTACAGGGATTTAATTATTAAGGAAATATGATTACGACCCCTAAAAGGACTGAGATAATTAATGCCATCGGAGCTTTATTGGCAACAATTAGCTCTGGAAATAACTACCGTACTGATTTTGAGAGGATCGAATACTGGAGGGATACCGATGCCGAATATGGCTACAATCACCTTAGCTTTCGCGATACTGATTCAGAATTTATTGAAATCAACCGCGTCCATGAAGTTCGTTTGCAGATTCGGGTTGGCGCGATCGTTTATGGCGAAACCGCCCCCGAATTGGGGGACAAGGCTTTGGCTGATTTGATTGAAGTTTTTGGCAGTGACACCCGTTTGGGTGGACTGGTTCAAAACTTGCAATTGATTGGTGATGAGAAGGAAGTTGCCACCGCTGGAAAGCGTTTCTGTCGTGTGGCTCTGGATTTATTAATTATTTATCGTTTACCTAGATTTACAGCTTAAAAAATATGGCAGATCCTACTCGCTTATATTCTGGTCAGGGCATTTTGTATGTTGCCGACCGCTCAGCTGCTGGCAAGCCAACGGGCTTTACTGATATTGGTAACTGTTCTAGCCTCCAGGTCAGTCCCAGCGTCCAAACTTTCGAGCATCAAGAATCCAGAACGGGGAAGAATTTCACCGACAAACGGATTAACCGTATGGTCAAGAACGCGATTGAGCTAACCCTAGATTCAGTTGCCAGCAAAGCATTGGAGCTATATTTATTTGGCACTACTACTACTTTGACTGCTGCAACAATTACTAGCGAGGGCGCGATCGCGTACAAGGGCAAAAATATTTCTCTGTCCCGAATGAATGTAACAAGCATTACTGCGGTAAAATCTACTGCTGCAACGCCCGTTACCTATGTGGCTGGCACGGATTACGAAATCGTGAGTCTCGCCCAAGGGTCGATAAAAATCCTAGCAGGTGGCGCAATTACCGAAGCTTCGGCAATCACTATTGATTATATGGCTGGGGCAAGTGAGCGAATCAGTGCTTTTGCTGGTGCGACTAATAAGGAAGTTTGGCTATTGTTCGAGGGGCTGAATCGCGCTGAGAATGATGCCCCTGTACGAGTGAATTTATTCAAGTGCAAGCTTGAACCTGCGCAGCAATGGGCTTTGCTTAATGATGAGTTTGCAGAGTTCCAAATTAGTGGGGAAATCCTTTATGATGTTCTCCAACCTACGGCGACAGGGGGATTCTTCACGGAAGAGCAGCTAGGAGTGGTAGCGTAAAATGGAAGATCTTCAGACCTTAATCCCTAATCGCGAGTTCAAGACCTCCCAAGGGGAAGTTACCCTGAAGCCTTTTAAATTCAAGGATTTCCCCAAGGCTCTTGCCTTAGTTGAGAGGTATATTGCTATCTTTCAAGTAGTGGAATCTTCTACTGAAATCGCTCAATCTCTCCTCGCCAAGGTAAGCGAGAATTATCAGGTATTGGAAGATGTCCAGATGCTGCTTTCTTTGGTTGGTGGTGAGAGGGATTGGGAGGAATTTTCTTATGATGAAGTTTTGGGGCTTTTGGTGGAGGCGATAGAGATTAATATAGATTTTTTCGTCCGAATCTCCCAAAAGCTAAACCGCGCCAACACGCCACCAAGCCAGAAGGATGGGGCGATCGCGTCAGTCGCCTAATCCGATTTGGGCATAGCTGGCATGATATCCAGAATTACACTTTGGCACAGTTGAAGCTATTCTCCCAATCCGCTGCGAAGTTGGAGAAGGAGGATCGGCTTCAATCTCTGGTTATTTCCGCCAGTGCTTTCAGCGGTGGGGATAGTTTGAAAAAAACTCTAAAAGAATTGGGGGGATGATGGCTAGATTCTCAGATGCGGATCAAGCAAAGTCCGCAAGGTTGTTTTTTCGCCAAGAGGTGCGAAATCTTGAGGGGGCGAGTTATTCGGCTACTCGTGCAGCTGCGGAGGGTCTTGCTCGTGAGACAAAAAAGGAGCTTCGGGGTTTCAAGCGTTCCCCTGGTTCTAGCTTTGCTAAGGCGGTAAAAGTGCATAATCTCAAGCCGACAGGCAACAAGGGTCCCGCTTCTTATGTTCGCCTTGGTGTGCCTTTCATGTCTGCTTTCCAGGAAGGCGTGGAGGTGAAGGGGAAGTCGGGCAATCTGATAATCCTCACTGATATCGGTAAGAAGTTGGGATTTAAGCGAGTATCAAAGGGAAACTCTTGGCAAAAAGTTTGGGATAAGATACGCAGCAGAGCTTTCCTTTCCAGGGTTAATGATGGGGTGGTGGTGATTTGGAACGACGACACGGGGAAAAGTCACCCCATCTATAAGTTTCAGCAACGGGTTAAAGTTCCGAAAAAAATCTCTTTTCTGGAAATGGCTGCGGATTATGCAGCAGAAGTCCCTGAAAATATCAGGAGCTTGCTGGAGAATAGAAATTATTGAAGTTGACTTTCTTTAAGCTCCTTCCCTACCTTAGTCAAAAATTTGACTAAGGTAGTTCTCTCTCCATTTTTTCTCGAACTGCGGAGCGCAGCCAGTCACTTCTAGTTCCAGGGGGGAGGTTTCGCACATACTCCTCAAGGTCAGGTGGTAGTTTCATCCCTATTGCCTTGGTCTTGTCCTTCGTCCCAAGCCCTTTGCTGTTATTTCGCTTGAATCTTTCCCTATTCTGCTCTTCTGTTAGTTTCTTCAATTTCTAAATACCTACTTCTATACTTTTATAGTCTAGCCCGTTAACGGACGCTGCAACCCTAAAAAATATTTCCTAAAACCCTTGACACTTACGTTAACGTGCGTTATAATAGATATATAAGAAACAAACGAAACGGAGATTTCAAAAATGACTAAATCAGAACGCTACTCAAAAGTCCAACAAGCCCTCGCGCTACTTAACGAGGTATGGGAAGACCTAGACCAAGCAGTTGATTCACGCCCTGCCTCCT